GTTGTATTAGCTACAAAACTAGCTGTGCGCCAGTTAGCTAAATCGGTTCTTTGAACCCATGAAACACCACTAGTATCAGGTGGGTTATACAAATAACGCCCTGTACCCATATCCCATGATTCTGAAACAGGGTATGTAAGTAATGTATAATCATCGGGTAAATTAGTAGCATTTGCTACATACAATCTTAAAAATGCTTCATAATTTCCAGGACCACCTGCGTCAGCAATTGCACTTTGAATAGTGGATGTTGGGAATTTTATAACAAATCTAGATATTTCAGCTGGATCTCCAAATGAAGCGGATGTATTTTGTATCTCCAATATCTGATCTAGTCCCGTATTAGTTGTAGGGTACGCAGAATATAGTGTTGCATCCTTTTCAGGAAATATTTTATAGACGGCCATCTATTATTTTATTTACAATAAATATAGAATTGTTAGAAAGTTACAACTCTACCTTGTATATCTAAATCAGGAAATCTTATTTCAAAAATAGATGGATCTAGTGAAGGATATAAAATGTTACTTCTTATAGCGCCTTGTACATCGTAACTATATGGAGAATAATTTCCTCCTGATTTATTTACAAATTCAATTTTAACAACAGATTGTACACCTGTAACTGAAAGTAAAGTAGACAATACATTAGATATGATAACTGGTTGGTTGATTTGCCATTTATCAATATCAAAATAATTTTGTAATGCTAATATACAATCTGTTAGTACTTGTTTATTACTTAAACCTGGTATAACTGTAATATCAAAGTTAATTCCTATGTTAATGTAGAATCCGTTTTTAATTGTAATAGCATCTGTAACCATTCTAAATGGTTCAAGATATTCTTTTAAATTAGTTTTTAATTCAGTAGTTGGAATTTCTAATTGTTTAGAATCATTGTAAGCTAAAACATACATTGATATTGCTAACGGATTATTATCAATTAAAGGATCATTACCTGTTTGAACAGATAAAGCAGATGCTTGTTCAACATAAACTTTAGCAATAGTACCAAATTCAGAAGGCATACTTAAAGCACGAGTCATATAATCGTCTTTAGTTACTGCTCTTAACTGTGCTGAAAAGGCATTAAGTGTGTTTAAACGAATTTCCTCTACTGTATCTCCACCTCTACCACCTGTTGAAGGGACAGGATTTGTAGCTACTAACGTTAATAATGAAGTAGCAGTATTAGAAGGATTTACAGCAGTTATCCCTGCTGTTGATATTATTTGTGTAATATCTCCTGCTGGTAAGTTAGCTTCAACACCTCCACCTACTGTATATTGAACATATAAGTTAATATTTGTAGGTACAGTACCATATTGTTTAGTATAAAATACAGCTGCTTGATTATAGTTGTTTACTAAATCAGATGTATCTGTAGATGGTACTAATCCTAATTGAATAGTGTCTGGGTTAGGGATAATTATATCATCAGGATCATTTACATACATGCCTGACCCAAATTGTAATTCTACAATATCATCTGTTTTAATTCTACTTACATAACGATTTGGTGTTTCAAGTAGACTAAGCATATAAGGAACCTTATCTACGTTAGCACCAGTATTAGTAGTTTTATTAATTACATTGGATTGTGCTAAATATGGTACTTCATACCATACACTACTATCACTACCTGTTACTTGTAATATTTGTAAAAAGTTGGGTTCATTGATTTCAACTGAAGTAAACTTTTGAGGAGCACCAAACGTAAATGTAGTATCTAATATCTCAGCAGAAATAGCTCGTGTTGATACTTTAAACAAGTAATTGTTAACATCATATAAACTAATTTCTACTGATCCTGTATTTGAAAAATCAACTTTATCAAGTGTTAAAAACTTAATACCTGTAGAAACAGAAGCAAGTTGAGTATTTTCTGGTATTATTAAGGCATAATTTAAATCAGGAGTATTACCTGAAATAGGTATTCTTTGATAAAAATCAATTGTAGTAACAGCGGCATATGATGATTTAGGTCTATAACCTAATGAATATGCCATGTTTAACAAATTCTGTTTTTGAACAGCTGTTAAAACAAAGTTTTCTTGAATTTGAGTATCAGTATAAAATGACAGTACATCTCCAACATATGAAGACATTTCAATAAACATCGTACCAGGGGATGCTTCAGAAAAATCTGTATACGTGTTTGGAAAGTAATTTTTAGCAAACTCAATAAGAGATGCTTTAAATTGAAGAAAATTTTTATTTAAATATGATATATTTTTCTCTGCCATTATTCAAAGTTAACTGTTACTGTATCTGTTTGTCCTGAAATTAATATTTGGTATGCTATTTTTACAACTAATGAATTGCTTCCATATTCACCTTCTTGAATAAATTCAATATTATTTATTTTAATTTCAGGTATATATGTTTGTACACTATCAACTATGCTATCTTCAATATCACCGAATGACGCTTCAGTCATTGGATTAAATAATTGTGCCTTTAAAAGAGTTCCAAATTCAGGATTGTATATACGTTCACCTTTAGAAGTCAGTACTAAATTAATTAAATTATATTTTAACTGATCTTTAGTAGAAAAAGTACTATAGAACACACCAGGAGCATTAAATGGGAGTCTAATGCCTATTGCTGTGTTTCGTTGTAGATCTCTAGGATCAACTCTAGTACTTCTTACGTATGCCATTATCCGACGTTTCTAAAATTACTTACATCACCTGGGTTTTGTCTCATTTCTGAAGCAACCTGAGCTAACATATTTTGGTAAACATTTTGTTTTTCAGCAAATGTTGTTGGTTTAGCTGGTTGCGGAGCATTGATACCCATTTGATCCATTAAACTTTGACGAAAAGCAGCTGGGTTAACATTTTTAGTTGTTAAGTTAACTGTTGGCCACTCTTCAGTAGTGCTTAGCGATTCCTGGATTTTTTGCTTTCCAAGATTAGCTAATTCTTCTTTCAAAACTTCTCTAACGGCTTCTTTAATTAGATTTTTTAATTTTGTAGTTTCCATATCAATAAATATTAAGCTTCAAGATTTCGTTCATCGATCTGAAGTTTTAAATCTTCAATTAAAACATCAGGATCTAATGTAAACGATGATTGAGATTTTAGTGTTATAAATCCGCTACGGTCTAAAGCAACGGCATATCTACGTTTATTACCAGCTACAACAAAACGTGGATCTTCTTCTTCATATATAGCAAATGTAAATCCTTTATATATAATACCATCTACTGGTCCTAATAATCCAAAATTACCTCTATTTGCTAGTAAATTAGATATTTCTTCTGGGGTTAAGTTATTGTCAATTGCTTGGTCTATAATATCACTAATTGGTAGTAATCTAGAGCGTTGGTATTGCACCTCGGCAATTAGATCGTCTAATGCTTGTCTGTTAATTCCTAACAATATAGTAATAGCATCTAATGTTAGTTTAGCATTAATCATTTTTTCAGTAACCTTAGCAGGGGCAAAAGGTGGAATTGGGATTAATAAGGCTACACTAAGTAAAAGAGATAATATAGTAGCAATAGTTTCTAATGTTTTAATAGTATTTCTAATAACAGTGATTTGACGTTCAGCTTTATTTAATTCAACTAATGCCGCATCTCTAGTAACACGAGCCTTTTGAACATCTTGTTTAGTTTGAATTGATTCGATCTGATCATTTACGCTGTCAACCAGTTCAGTTAATTGTTGAACTATTTTAGATAATTGTTGAAGTTGCCTGTTTAATAATCTAGCTATAACGTATAATGCAGCCGCTTTAGCTAATGCTTTGATAGCTGCTTTATTCTTTTTTATAAGTGCTCTAATATTATTACGTTTAATTTTTATACCTCTTATTTTTATCTTTTTAGTACTTGTTTTCTTTTCAACCTCAGCTTTTTTCTTCAATGAAATACCTCCAATAACAATTCCTAATTGGTTTCTTAAGACATTAATTCTATCTTTAAAGCCATTTATTACTCTTTCAGCTTGTTGAACTTCTTTTTCTGCTCTTCTTCTTATTTTTTCAGCTACATTTAATTTTTTAGTAGCTTCATTTAGTTGTTTTCTTTGGATTTCCTGGATATTAGCTCCTGGTTGGTTAATTTGTGCACTATACTCTTTAGGATCAGGAGCAAAAGATGCAGCTACTTTTAAAGCAGTAAGAGCATCTACTTTAGTATTGCCTATAGAAGCAGCAAATGCTTTAGCTTGTACAGTCGCAGCTTTTGCTTGTTCGTATAAAGCTAGAGATCTATCATACTGTTTTTTCCCATCATCATATGCTTTTTGGGCTTCCTCCAGTGCTTTTTTACTAGCTTCTATTCTTTCTTGCGTTGTAGGCATTATAAAGTATATGTTGTTTTAGATAGTAAATAATTAGCGTTTTCTACCTTTTTCATATTATTACTAAGATACGATTGTAATTTTTCAGCAGCTAAAGCAACATCCGTAATAGTAATACCTTCAGGAGTAGCCTTAGCATCAATTATATCAGTACTAAAATCACTTAATGCTTGAAACCATCCACTTAAAAATTCTCTTAAGTTATTTCCAAGTACAAGTGGTTGTGTTGTTTGAGCATTGTTATATGGCCCTAAAAATATATTGTTGTCTTGTAATGTAATTCCTACTTTATTACTTTGCATATAAACAGGACCTTGAGAATATAATTCTACTCCTGTTTTACCAAATACTAATACTTCGTCTTCTTTAGATGAAATAATAGTTCTATCAGCATTTAATATAACTTGGGAGTCTATATAATCTCTAATACCAATAGGACTAGTTATATTACTTAAACGTACATTACCAATATTTAAAGGAATAACTTGCTGTGATGTAAGATAAAGTGAAGAACCATCTTTGTTGATATCCTCAACATACAAATCAGAACCATTGGGTTTAAACCCATGCTGGTTTGAAAGTATCATAATTGGATTATTATCAATCTCGCTAGGATTAGTAGACCAAGGGGTTAAATCTGTCGCTCCGTCTTTACTAGTACTTCCAAAACGAAGTGAATTACTAAATCTACCCTCTAACACATAGTCACCCTCAAATACTCTTACACCTCTAAAATCAGCGTTTTCATTAAATGATTGATATAATAAATTTTTATCTTGCTCTACAAATAAACCATTAAATTGAGGACTATTCCAAGCATTAATAACAGTGGTATAATAAGTTTCCTCTGTTTTATTTGTAATTGGAGAAGGAGCCGAAGGTAAATTTTGTAATAATACTATTTCACCGGGTAATGGAAAATATTTTTGATTTGGAAATAAAGGTAAAGCAGTAGGTAAAGTAGCTAAAAATGAATCAGTAATATCCTCTAAAGGTGTTTCCTGAATTTCATCATATATTTGGTATAATACAGTTCCTATGCCAGCCCAACCACCATTAGCTAGCCATACTTCTTCAGGTACACTTTTATCATTTAAAATAGTAGCATATACTTTCCCTACTTTATATTGAAAGGGAGGTAAGAAATTGTTGTTACCTATAGCGGTAGTAATGTTGGCTAATCCTTCTCTTACCCTAGTACTCATATTAATTATTTACAGGTCCACTAATGTTACCACCTACTTCTTTTACAGCAGAAAACAGTTGTTCCTTTTCAGCTTCACTTAAAATAAAATTCGCAGCATCATCTGTATTACTAGATAATGCACGTTGAACAATACCTGCTAATTTAACAAGTTGTTCATCATTTTTAACGCTTATATTAAGGTGTTCAGCAATCAACGGAACGATCATAAGAGCAGATTGAGCATCAGTAACCAATGGTTTTAATGTCTCAATTAAGTCCTTGATTTGTTTTTCTTTTTCTTTAGAGTTACTATAGATATCTTTTAACAAATCAGAAAACTTTTTACTGCCCCACATTACTTGATCAAAATTCATTACTTAATTTTTGATTATAAATATAGAGGCAATAAGAAGTTATATATTTATGTAGCCTTCTTGATAATATTTATTATACAAATCGACGTAAACCAACTTCAATTTCTTGATTATTTTAGTGATTTGTGGGGTGTCAACATCTACCATTTCACGAATGTAAATGTAAAGTGCCTTTTTATTAAATATATCTAACGATTCACACTTACGGAATAGCTCCATAATTGCATCTGCTGTTTTAGCATCATTTTCTTTAGGGAATATTTTACTAAGATTCTTATCTACATATTTAATAAACAATGCCATGAACTCACTAATACTATAGTCCTGGCTATAATATTCATTTAGTGTTTCTTCTTTAATTTTTTTATCATCATCTACTTCTTCCAAACCACCTTTATCTTGTAACTTTTGGTAGTTTTTCTTGTTTTTAAGAATAAGATAACGTTTTGCAATTGTACCAAAATATGAATAAGCCTTACCTTTATGTGGTTTATAAAGCTTAAGTTTTTCAAGTAAAAATGCAATTACTTCCTGCTGTACATCCTCTACAGATTCACCATCAGTATAATAAAATTTAAACGTATGGATAATATTTTGAGTTAATTTAAAAAATCCATACTCAATACGCTCACGATATACTGTATTTCTAAATTCCTGATCCTCAGATGCTACATAATCAACAATAGCGTTTTGAGTGTCCTCAGTAAAATAAGTATTAGACGTTTTAGGCTTACGTTTGCGTGGCTTTCCAGATTTAGTTAATTCAACTGTTATAGAATTATCCTCTATTAGCAGGTGAGTTGGGTTGTTGATTTCCGCGGTTTTCATTAATGTTAAAGTCATTTAATTCCCTTTGTAATGTTTTTACACTTTCAAAGAACCAGCCAATTTCATCGTCCGATTCAAATGTTCCTTTAGCATCAATATCATCTAATCGTTTTTTAGTATAATCTACTGTATTAGAAAATTTACCAATATATTGTTGTTGTGAGTCAACAATACTTTCTAATTTTTCAACTTTTTTAAACAGATTATAGGATGTATATCCTAAAATACAAATGGCTAAAGATAAAGTAATAACTAAGCTAATCATAATTAATTCCATTCATCGTTTTCAATAGAAATGGTATCACGAAGTGATGATGACATTTCTTTAATTCGAGACATAATTGTCTCAATTTCCTGTAATGAACTGCCACGATTGATAGCTATCTCCAATGCGCGAACTTGATGTTCTAATTTTTCAATTTTTGAAAGTGCTTGCAATTTATATTTCATAAAATATTAGTTTTAATTCGAATATACGACCTTATTGAATAACCTCCAAATTCTTACCGCTCTGTTTTTAGGGTATTTTGCCGTTACATCCTCAATACATACGTATATACAACGATCTTAACAAGAGAGAAAGCCTAACCGACTTTCAATCAATTAGGCTTACGCGCGAGAAGCATCAACCATTTCCTTTAGGTTGATCTTCTTAATAGGATATGAAAATACTTTTTTAGAAATTAATGTATCAAGTAATTTTTCCTCCAATGGATCATCAGTTACAAAGATACACTTATCAGTATCGGTGCCATCACCAGGAACATCAATAAAGTTAGTACTATTAAGTTCTAAACCAGGTTTAACTTGACCCAACAATTTATTCATACGATT